GAATGGCTGAAATTCCTTGTCAATGATATGCGGAAGGAACTCCGCCGAGAGCGCCGTATTGACGAACACGAAATCTCATTTACCGACTTAGGAGTGTACTAATGGCAGGACTTTTGAAATCACGCAAGTTTTGGCTGGCATTGTTTGGCGTAGTCCAGACGGTTGTATTCCATTTCCTCCCCAACATTGACCCCGCGTTGTGGCAGGCTATTGACGCGCTGGTGATCGCATTGATTACCACAATCGCCGTTGAAGATGCTGCCGAGAAGCGAGCAGGCGGCGGCGCTGGATAGATTCATCCTTCCTCCTTTCCAGTCCGGCATCCTGCCAACAGGGTTCCTCTCTCTTTCCCCTATAAGGATGCCGGATCGGAGCGGAGCAGTGGGCAGAACAGGGGTAATGGTTGAACAAAAGAAAAACATTAATCTGGCATACTGAGCAGCGCAAACTTGGTGAATTGATCGAGTGGGATAAGAACCCTCGCCAATTGACAAATCACGATGCCGAACATCTAAAAAAGTCGATTGATAACTTTGGTATTGCCGATCCGCTGATTATCAATACGGATAACCGTATCGTTGGTGGGCATATGCGCCGCCGGATTATGCTGCAGAATGGATACAAGCCGGATGATACGATTGATGTGCGCGTGCCAGACCGGACGTTGACAGAGCGCGAAGCCGAAGAGTTGGCTATTCGCCTGAATAAAAATAGCGGGTCGTGGGATTTTGACGCACTGGGAAATAATTTTGAATTTGAAAATCTGATTGATTGGGGGTTTAGCGATGAAGAACTGACCGGGCTGGATTTTGGAGATACAGAACAGACCGGTGATCCTGTAGCGCAGATTGATACAAATCAAACACTGAAGTTGTCTGAATTGATGGATTTGCGCGAAAAATGGGACGTGAATATCGGACAAGTTTGGAGATGTGGTGACCACACTGTTATGTGCGGAGATAGCACAAAACAAGAAACTTTTGACACTTTGTTTGAGACGATCCAGAGACCTGAATATCTGATCTATGATCCTGACTGGGATTCCGGTTTATCTATTCCAGAATATGAATATCAGGGAATAATCGCTTACAGTGATGGATACAGGGCGCGGGATGTGATTAAAATGTTTGGGTTGCCGACGTGGATATTCGCATGGGATGGTTGCGCCTCTTGGTATACTCCAAATCGTCCTTTGCGTCGTGCGAAGCTGGCGCTGTGGTTCGGAGATATTGAGCAATACAACTTCGACGGGGCTCATTATGGTGATGCTGGAGAAGAGCATGAAGTAAAAAACTCACGTGGAGCGTATACATTCCATCCCGACCCGCGCGGAAAGCACTTGAGCGACATCTTCCAGATGCCGCTTCCGCAATTACATAATGATGGATTTCATCCGTATGAAAAACCGCTTGATTGGGTGCGCCTGCTGATAGGGGACTGTTTCTCTGGTAATTCGGTGTTTGATCCGTTTTTAGGTTGCGGAAATACAGCACTTGCCTGCCAGCAGCTCGGGAAGTCTTGTGTCGGGATTGATATTGAACCGATGTACATCGCATTTCTACTGGAGCAATTTAGCAAGATTGGTATTCAGCCGGTGTTAGAGGTGAACAGTGTCAGTGATTTATGAGCCAACCGGATCGGCGCGCAGTGATGCAGCACTTGCGTTGAATATCTATCATGGATGTACGCATGCCTGTGCATATTGTTATGTTCCGTCTGCTACGTTCACAAAACGAGAAATATTTAACGCCAGGATTGAGCCTCGTGCTAACTTCCTGGTAATGCTGGAAAAGGACGCAATTGCGCGCTATCAGCGTGGAGAGGGTGGGCACGTTCTGATGTCGTTTCTAAACGACCCTTATCAACCAGCCGAATTGGAATACGGGTTGACACGCAAGGCAATTCAAATACTTCATGCTACAGGTCATACCTTTGTAACACTGACGAAGGGTGGAACGCGGGCGTTGCGCGACATCAAGCTATTTACGCCGCGCGATGAATTCGCCAGCACTCTAACAACTACAACAGATGAACTTAGTCGCAAGTGGGAGCCAGGGGCGGCGTTATTCGAGGATCGCTGTAATGCGCTGCGGACATTCCATGAAGCCGGAATACCTACGTGGGTGAGTCTTGAGCCAGTGTTGTACGAAGACGAAGTTTATAAGATCGTTGAAAAGACGCGAAATTTCGTCAATCATTATCGTATTGGACGCCTGAACAGAAACGCGCATGAAAAGACGATTAACTGGTATGGTTTTGCCGAGCGAGTAACAAAATTCATGCTTGAGAATGACATACCTTACTTCATTAAGAAGGAACTCCTTCCGTACTTACCGGAAGGAGTCCCAGATGTATATAGATGCCGGAGGCCTTAGAACAGCGATGGTTGCAATATCTGCGACGCGGATTTTATCTCTGTGTATTGTCCACCGATTCTACTCACCAGGATGAATCTATGGCAATTCAAAAAATTTTTGCATGTACACATCAATATGACCGGCCTGGATTCGTGCTCAAATATTTCCAGCCCGCCATAAAAATCCGCTATCCGAAACGGGAGATTCCGGTCTTTATAATTCACATTGCCCCATTGGGGAATATGGAGATATCTATCACCCAGCAGCTCCGCCAGTTTGGACTTGCAATATGCGGTTGTATACGAAAATGCGTGCAATCGCACGTCAAATATTACCCCGTTCAATTCATCCGCGATCTGCTTGATTTGCGATGGTTCAAAATTGGAATAGCCAATCATGTATATCATCTTATTCATTCTCGCCAAACAGATATCGTGCCCGGCGCAGAGCCTGGCGCTTGGTCAGATAACCACCAAACTCTTCAATCCGGTGGGTGTATTCCGTATGACATCCGGTCAATGCCCGTGTCCGAGCATCTAGCGGACGCTGATACTGTCCGGTATTCTCGTCCCACCATGCTACGGAATAACGCACATTTCCGGATTCATCGTAATACTCGTGAATATATTGGTCATATTTTGCTTTCATTTTGTCCTCCAATAGAATTGAATTTAACTTACACTTATATTATACGCGCAATTGTGCTCATTGTCAATAGGCAATCCATGATGATATGGCAAGAGGTTTACTAACTTTACATGGGACATCGTAGGCTGAGCAAGAAGATGGTTATAGAGGCGCTGAAGAACAAGAAGGGAGCGGTCTACTTGGCTGCTGCCGACTTAGGATGCTCGCATACCGCCATCTATGCTTATATTAACAAGTATCCAGAGTTGCAAGAATTGAAGGATCAGTTTGACGAAGAGGTTACAGATATTGCCGAGCTTAATCTACGCAAAGCGGTGATCAATGCTGACCCGTGGGCGCTGAAGTATCAACTATCCACGAAGGGCAAGAATCGCGGTTACGTTGAGCGGCAGGAGGTCACGGGCGCGGATGGTGGGGACATAAAACATTCATTGACGGTGAGGGAATTGACGCAGGGCGGTGATTCCGATTGAGGTTATATCAGACTTACATCCGGCGCAGTTCAAGATTTACAAGGATGATACGCGCTTCAGGACTGTATCAGCCGGCAGGCGTTTCGGCAAAACGTGGCTTGCAGTTACAGAATGTTTGCAAGTCGCTATGCGTGGCGGGCGCGCCTGGTGGATCGCACCAACCTACAAGATGAGTAATGTCGGCTGGCGGCCAATCAGGCAGGTTTGTTCACCTCTTGACGGGGTATCGGTCAATAAGTCAGAACGGCAAGCGGTGTTTCCAGGCGGTGGATTGGTGGCTGTTAGATCAGCCGACAATCCTGACAGTCTGCGCGGTGAGGGGCTTGATTTTGTTGTTATGGATGAAGCCGCGTACATTATGCCGGAGGCGTGGATAGAGGCAATCAGGCCGGCATTGTCAGACAGGTTAGGGCGGGCGCTGTTCATCTCGACCCCGCGTGGGCGTAACTGGTTTTGGGACATTCACCGCAAGGGTGGGGCGGAGCCGGATTGGTCATCGTTCACCTACCCGACAAGCGCGAACCCTTTCATGCCGAAAGGTGAGATCGAAGCGGCGCGGGCGGAGTTACCTGAAATCATATTCAGGCAGGAATACCTGGCGGAGTTCGTTGATTCAGAGGGCATGGTCTTCCGCAGGGTACACGACGCGGCCATCCTGCAACCACTTGAGCAACCGCTTGAGGGGCATCAGTATAGCGCGGGAG